AACCAAAAGCACAGGAGCAAACCCGCTATCATAAATCCTGATAGTATCGCCAATATCAGCATCAATAAATCCATCAATTTCATAAGTTAATGCTGGATAAGCGTTTTTCTTTAGGTTTCTTATACCAGCAGCCCGAATGACTGATGGATTATCACTATCAACTTCTAGATCCTTTCTGATCCACTGATCGGCCTGCGTTCCAGATGTAAATGTGGATGGATACATTTGAGCGGCGATAGGGGCATAAAGGGCATTTCCGCTTTGATAAAACTCACGAACCCCATCTTTATTATTTTCCGAATAAGCAGGGGTTAAGCTGCCAATAGTTACAACTTCTTCAACTTCTTCGTCCTTGTCATTCTTGACGGTGCGCTTACCAGTTGGCACAAGCATTGTATAAATGCCGGTTTTATCAATCTTTCTTTTAATTGATCTTAGGTTTTTCCCATAAGTTAGTTGGATGTCATTACGAACTTGACCAACCCCTTGATGATTATCATCATTCTCGTGATATACATTAACCTTAAATGACTTGATAGAGCTATCTGCATTTAATTGAGTATCAAACTCAATCTCTGCATCAAATTTTTTGGCCAGACTTAAAAGTCGGGCTAATTTTGTGTCTTGCCCTTCCCATTCAAGCGTGCGTTTGCTATCCGAAATTTCATTTATACCAACAGATAGATGAGTGAAATTCAACAGATCCATTGCATTACAGTACTCTACAAAAGACATTGCCTTATCTGATTTGTAAGGATTGGCATACTCATTGATAAGCTCAAGGTTCAAATTTTCACAGTAACACTTGATTGTTTGCTCATCTTCTTCAACGGTCATAACGCTAAACACATAGCTTTTACCCTTGTATTTAAAAGATACAAAGGCCTTTTCATTCAATAAGTTGTATGCTCTTTGCGTAACCGTATCTGATTTGATCGATTTTTTAAATACTGTGAATTCAAATGTTGATGATCCTGTCTCCAGATTTCTTGTCCAGGTATCATCATAATAATTCAGCGTTGTTTGTTTGTCGTTGTCAACAAATGCCACTTTTCTCAAATTTGCATCATGAATAGTTAAGAGCATTATAGCCACCTTTCTTCAAACTCGATTTTTACATCTGGCTTTCTTTTACACCAGCTAGAAAAATAGACTTCTAAAGTAGATTCTCCCGGCGGAATAGCAACCCACTTAGAGGCATCTACGACATCCCCCATCTCTGGCTTTCCGTCCACAAAAACAGTATCATCCTCACTATTGATAACAACAGATGACCCCATACGATAGCGATTAGGAATATCTCTGATACCTGTTACAAAATCTTTTCTATAGATGATACTATCCAAGTATAAGTGACTAATCATAGGATTATTTCCTATAGATGCAATAATGACTTGGATTTTAGCGGTTTTAATACCTTTTATCTCTGGTACATGAAACTGAGGATAAGTTCCCCACCAAAAGACCTGAACGACATCATCACGGCGCTGGATATCAGACCAGCCCCGCTCTGCATTAAATGGGTTGTGATGGTCGTGATGTGTGCCTGTAAAATTCCATTTCTTCACCAATCGAGGAGCACCATCTCCACGAACCAAAAAATTATACTCGCACTCCAGACCAAACCATCTTTTGTAAGTCTCTACCCCATAGATAAATCTTCCGGCATCATCCACAAAGTTTATTTTCATGAGCCCCATTTGATTACCAGCACCTAACCAGCAAATTTGCCGCCACCAAAGATAGTCATTCAACGCCCCTCTTTGGCCAGAGCTATCGACAGGGATTTCCCATGAAATTGTTCCGGAGCTGTTACCTGGAACTAGAGCTAAGTGTGGTCTTCCCCAGTTATTTTCAATTCTAAGTGCCCCAGATTCTTTCCTTGCTGCAGCAAAGCCTTTTGTAATACCGTTATTTGTAACGTAGTCAAATAAGATTTCTGATTGCTTATAGCTCTGTAAGTCTGTTTCCTCTCTGTTACCAATTTCCATAGCACCGCTAGAATTAACTAGGCCAACATAGCCATTTTCTGCATTGTGCTTGACTGTCACGATCGGATAAGCATCTACTGTGCCATTGTTCCTCAGATTAAAAACCATCTTATCTGATGAAATAGTCGCATTAGAAAAGCTATCAAACTTTTTATAAGCCGTACTATGAGCTACACCGTCTGGAATGATAATTTTAAACTCTGAGCGCTGAAACCATCGAGTGATATTGCTTGGTGTAATATCATCTACTGGCATTCCCATGTAATACTTATCTGGTTCATCTCCGTAAGTGATCTTGACTGGCTCTAACACATTCAAGACGCCAGCCAAATCGTGCTTGAGTTGTTCCATCGCAGCACCATCAGTTGTTTTCATATCAAACTTGATAGTATGTTCTTTCTCACCACGTTTTACTTGCTGGATATTAACCCCTAATAAAGGAGCGCTATCAATTGATACGCTCCGTTTGTTACCAATGGGGCGGATAATATCTGTAATTCTCAAGAAACGTGACAAGTCAACGCCGTTGAATGTCATTTCTTTTGTCATTTATCTATCCCTCTCATCCTGTTATAAATTTTCGTTTGCTTTTCTTGATAAGCTCTTTGTCTATCACCAGTTCTTGCAACTAAAGTATCACCATCTAAGTATGTTTCTACTGGTCGTTCTACCGCTCTCTCAGCAATATCAAGAGCCTTTTCGACCAGTTCATTAGCTTTATCTTTGGTGGATTCCACTTTAGCTTTAATTGCATTTTCAAGATCAGATTTAATCTGTACCACTTTAGATAACTTAGATTTACCAACGCCTATTACATCTTCGGCTTTAAAGCTAAATGCTTGGATCTGGCTATAGACATCACCCATAGCATCATCAACTTTGTAAGCATCTTTTAAGATACCCACAGCCATACCTTGGGGGATGTAACGACCCACATTATCCCTAAACAACCGTGACGGCGAGTGAATACGGGCTTTAGCTTGCGCTGCACGTTCGGCCTGTGCAACAAGCGCATTCGCTGCCGCTGTAACTGCACCCAAAGCTGAGTACATACCTTGAGCCAAACCTTGGCCAATCATAGCTCCGACATAACGCATCATGCCAACGCCTGACATACCAATAGACCTTGCAGTATTTACTAATACTGTCATAGAGGCTGAAACTTGACCTTGACCACTTATCAATCCCTGAGCCATATTTTGAGATGTTCTAGCACCGATTTGACGACCCTGAGCTATCATTTGAGCACCAACAGAGCGAACCACGGCAAGCATCATTTGCATAGAAGATTGAACTTGTGCGGACATTGAGGCAAAAGCTGCACTGACTGATGATGTACTTGCTGAAATAGCTGTAATCTGACCAGATGCACTTGTGGCACTTGCTCCAACCCGTACAAAGGTAGCAGAAACTATTGTAAGGCTTGAATTAATTGCTAAAACCTGAGCACCAAATACAGTAAAGCCCATAGCTGACTGTATTAAAGCAGGCGTAATCGTCATTACTTGAGTTTTTAATGCAGTAATAGGTGCATTGAGAGCTGACAGACCAGCAACTCCAGAAACGGCCTGACTTGTGAAACTTGCGAAGCTTGATGCAGCTGATGTAAGAATTGCTGGCAATGCTGTTACAGCAGTTTGTATAGATGTGATTCTAGTTGCAAAGTTTGTTAGTCCTGAAACTGCTGTATTAGCTTGACTTGATACTGTTGCCATGCCAACACCAAGTATTTTCATGCCATTTCCAGCTTGAGCCAATCCTGCTGATTTGCTTGCAATATTTCCAACACCAAGAGCAACCGCTCCAAGAGATGCTGCCATATCGCCAAGATTGGTGTTAGTAATCATAACTACGCCTTGAGCAAGCAGTTTAAAACCTTGACCAGCGCTTAAAGCAGCTCGACCAATCGAATCAAAGATACCAGATACACCGTCCAAAATAGTTCTAACAGCATTCCCAAAGCCCTCTATCACGCCTTTTGCTCCGTCAAGTACGCTTTTAATGACATTGCCTAGCGTCCGGAATAGATTGGCTATGCTGTCTATTATTGGGCTTATTTGAGCCACTAATGTAGTAAATGCCTCGGCTATTGATTGCAGCACAGGAGCTAAAGCCTGAGCTATCTGTACGACCGCTGGCATAAATGGAGCTAAAGCCTGCACGATCTGGACAATTGCGTCTGCGACAATTTGCGCTACTGTCGTAAACACATTGCCTATAATTTCGACAATTGGGGTCACGGCCTCAATAATTGCTGCAACACCTTGGCTAAAAGCGCTAATCACAGGCGGTAAAACGGAGGCAATAGAGGTTATTGCTTCTCCCAAAGCCGAGACAAACGGAGCGGCTGCACCGAATGCTTGGCCGAAAGCTACGATTAGAGGGGCTAGATTAGCCAATGCAGATGTTACAATCGGCAGCACACCAGCTACCGTGACAATAGCTTGGGCAAAAGCTCCAATAATTGCGGTTGCTACGGTAGCAAAAGCTTCTCCTACCGCATTGATGATAGTAGCTACTCCTTGACCTTGCGTAGCCAGCAGCGCGAAGCCTGCTGCTATGATGGCCACACCAGCTCCAATCCCGACTGCGGCTGTAGCTACCGCTCCGCCGAAAGCTAGGATATTGGCCACGCCTGCGGTTTGCAAGGCTGCGCCAAAGGCTAAGATGACTTGCGACAGCCCGCTTAATGCCGCTTTAATGCCAATCCCTATCCCGATTGCAGCAGATTTGACCGCTCCTCCGATAGAACTGATAACAGAGCTTAAGCTACCCAAAATTTGAGCGATTTTAGACCGTCCCTGCGTAATAGCTTCAGCTGCTCCGCTTGCAGCTTCTGTTGCATTCCTTTTGAAGATGTTGAACGGGTTAAATGATTTTAAAAAGTTAAAGGTTTTGAAGCCAGCAACTAAACCAACCAAACCGCCTACTATCGCTTGAATTGCTCCAGCCGGCAGCGAACTGATAAAGTTAGCTGCTACAGTTGCAGCCTGAGAAAGCCACTTTACCACATTCCCAAGGACACTAGCAAGAGTGTTTAGCTCGTTTGAGGCGGTTAGACTATTCCAAATATGACCAATAGCTCCTGCAATACTCTGGATAGCGCTGATAAAGGCAGATACCGCCCCAGTGTTAGAAAAGGCAGTCCAAAAGGCCTTAACTTTTCCTGCTAGGTTTGAGATAGTGCTGCTAGCTTTTGCTACAATCTTCTCTACATTGATACTCTCAAGGAATTTTCCTAGACCATCAGCCAGCTTGCCGAAATTTATTTTTTCTAGAGCGTCAGATAGAGCATTGACAGCCTTAATTCCAAATGCATTGAGTTTTTCAAAGGCTGGCATGAGCTTATTAGAAAGGCTCTCTTTTGCCCCGTCTATAGCTTGATCAACCGTCTTGAACTCAGTAGCCATCTTCTGGAAAGCGTCAGAGTTCCCTGCACGGTTCATAGCGTCAAAGAAATCCTCTGTCTTGATTTTGCCATCTTGAACAGCTGATACCAGCTCAGCGGTAGACATCCCCATCTCTTTAGCAACTGCTGCCATACCAGCAGGAGCTTGCTCCATCATGATTTTAAAGTCCATCCAGGCTACTTTAGGCTTACTTGCCATCTGAGTAGCTTGAGTAGATAGTGATTTCATGGCTTGGGCTGGGTTTTCCGCTGAGGCTGCAAGCCCACCAAATGCCTTAACCAGACTACCAACATTCTTAGTACCGACTGCGTCCAGTTGAGAGTAGGTGCTTGCCATGTCCGAAGCGGAATAGATCGTCTTGGTTGCAAAGTCCTGCATCTCAGTCTTCGCTTTTCTTATTTCGTCAGAAGAGCGACCAAAGGCTTGCAAATTCCCCTCAAAGGTCTTCCAGGCTTTTTGCGAGCTGTTCAACTCTCCGACCATTTCACGGATGCCAGAGCCAACCATACCTATACCGGATGTGATAGCTGAGCTAACGAGGTTAGCACCTAAAACAGACTTAAACACTGAGCCAAGCTTCGACCCGCTCTCACTTAATCCACTAAATAGACTTTTCAGTGATTTTACTTCACCTCTAGCCTTTGTACTATCTAAATCAATGGTAATGGTTACTTTTCCATCAGAAGCCATTTAATACCCCCTTTCTTAAATATCTGGTAGCGCATATTCTTCTTGTAATTTGCGCATTCTTTGTTTTTCTTTGGGATCTTCACCCTTTTGAGGTTTCCATGCCCTGATTTTCATAACTTCAACAAATTTAGTGCCATCTGGCAGACCAGCTAATAAAGCGTTAAATTTCTGCCAATGCAACTTCCCCTGTTCTTCAATCAAATCAATTTGATAAGCCTGCATAAACGATGAAAAAATGTACTCACCATCATATTTGATTGAAAACAAAGGTTTCTCGTTACCGTCTGACTGCTCTTTTGGCTTTTTAGGCAATACATTACCCTCGATATCATATCTATCAACCTCATCAACAGCTTTTGTAACCTGTATATGTTTTCTAAACACTTCTTCATAGAGCGCTAAAGCCTCTTGTGTGTCCATGTCTTTAAAACTTTCATCTTCAGTCAACTTAGCTAGCGCCAATTTAGGTTTTAAATGCGGTGGGATATGTTCTTTACTCCACATATCAAAGACCCACAGTACACGGTCAAACGATAAGAAAAGCTGATACTCTGTATCACCGAGTACCAGCCTGTCATCCATTCTTTTGGAAATATCAAACATTATTCAGCAAGATACTTCTTAAATGCTTCATCGTTTTGTCGTTCTTCGTTGACTTCTCGCAAAGCATCAGCGATCTGCAAGAATAACTTGAGGTAAGAAATTGTATTCTGGCCACAAGCATCATAAAGTTTTTGTGGTGCTTCGCCATCAAAAGCTGCTGTGAAAAATTCATCTAGCAAGTCTTTGAGTTCTTTCCGCAATTCCCATTCCGTACCAGATTCATCAATCTGCTCAGCCTTTGTCTTTAATTCAGCGGATTTCTTCTCAAGAAGCTCGCTCTTTTCATCCGTTGGTTGAAATTCAAGGGTGACATCTCCAATATTGAATGTCGTAACATCCTTGAGATTCCCAAAGTTATAAGTACGTGCCATGTTTTCTATTTCCTCCAATTACTTTTTTAGATTGTGATAGCTTTTTCGATTGGCGCTTTGATCCATTTGAGTTTGCAACTAAATTCTTCATAATCTGTTGCATCACCAGAGCCAGCTTTGATTTCAGAAGCATTTGCTACTTGAGTGAGTGACTTTTTGCCGTTTGATTCAATCACTCGATGCCACAAGCGGCGACCATCACCAGTCTTGTACTTCATATTTGCGATAAGTGCCTGCGCCTTATCTTCGGCATCATAGATACCCTCAGCTGTGTAAGCACCAGCAACTGATGTGACAGTTTCCTCTTTTGTGCCATCGCCATCGTAATAGCCTTTGTCATCTGTTTCTTCGTCAGTATCATCTTCGATACTTTCGATATACTTGGCCAATGGGAAAAATTCGTTATCAGCCGGTACAGTCTCTGCTTTACTTGGGTCGAATGGCGCTACTAAGTGTTTGCGCTTGGCATTTTTTTGACGTACCATGTGTTTATCCTCCTGCGATTTCTAATTTAGCGGTTACTTGCAATGTGTAAACAAAGTAACCTTGTTCATCTTTTCCAATGATGCCTGGTTTCCCAACATCGAGAGAAAGAAAAGTATAAGTGTTATCTGTGCTAGGTAGCTCGATATCAAAACCTGATAAGTCTCCATTGATTCGCCAAATCGTATCACTAGCCTTTTGATTGCTCTTACATTTAACAGCAATTTCAAACGGCAGCGATACCTCTCTTGTACCATCCATGTACTGCTTATCAATCGAACCTCCAGGTAAAGCATTGATGACTAAATCATCTTTATCATCCTCGAAATAATCAAGGCGTGCTTTCATCGGCAGATTATCGATCTTATTGATATGTGCTAACAGCACCTCCTGAAAGTTTTTGTTATTCTGCATCATCATCTCAACCCCATTGCTCTAATGGCGACTCGTTTTAGTTGGTCAACATTGGCCTTTAATGGCTTATCCCAACGCTTGCCAGTTCCAGGGGTCGTATATCTTCTAAAGACTACAATCCCATTAGTTCCGTAAAAATGGGCTCTAGCATAAACTGTGTTATAACTAATATCACCATTCGACTCAATGCGGCCAGATGCTCTCAGAGCTCCACCCCTCATAGGTATATGCGGATCCATGATTAGCATGGCTTGACTTGCTATTGCTAATTTCCCACGTTTTTCAGTCTCTGGAGAAAATTTACGTTCAACACCACCAAGGTCAACAACTACTCTGACATCAGCCATCAAATCACCTCGACTTCATAGCTAAAGACTTTACCATTAAGATAATTGGGTTGATAACCTGTAACGGTGTAATCACGCGCTCCATCATTCACAATTGCGCCCAGCCAACTATCATCAACCGTCACACTTGCAAATTTTGGATAAATATAGATAACCCCTGCTTTCTGCCTCGTTTTAGAGTTGTTAGTGCCAACGACACTCACTGACCTATCAAACCTTACTGGTTTAACACTCAATGGATCGGAATAACTCTCATCTCCAAAATCGTTTTTGTCCGCAACCTTTCGGACAGTAATAGTATCTTGCAATAAACGTTTATCTATCATAGTCAATAGCTGTAATGAGGCTAAAACCTGCTTGCTTCAAAATATTCTCAGCATCCAGCGAAAGGTTGAACCGCTGACCTGCCGATCCATTTTGAGACTTGCGATAAGAGATTGATGTGCGGCCGATAGAAATATTTGTCATAGCTTGCTTGTCATCAGCTGTTGTGATGCCTGAAACATCCAGATAAGCGATTTGAAAGGCCATAGCTAGCTTTACCGCCTGTTTTCGGTAATCTGCTTCTTTATCAAAATCAATGTGTCTTTGATAAACACCTTGGGTATAAAGATTGATAGCAACTTCTGCCCGCTTTGCTAGCTTGTCAAAATCAACCACCTCATCAAAGCCTAGCTCGACAAACTCATCTTTTGTTAAATAAGTCATGCGTAACCTCCTTTACAAATAAAGGGTGTTACCACCCCTTATTTTTCGTCTGCTGCATCTGTTACTGGTTCAGTTGCTTCATCGTCTGGCGTTTCATCAACATCTTTCTTTTTCCGTGTTGATTTCTTCGGCTTGTCATCGTCAGTCCCCACGGCATCGGATTGTGCATCTACTGCATTCGCCACTGGTTCAGTTGCTTCGATCGGCACAAGGGCAGCCGCAACATCTGGGAAAACCGGTTTCAAATCAGCATTCACTGCTTCTGCGTATTCTTTTTCAAGATCGATGATTTCATCAACAATTACAGATTTGTTGAGACTTGTGAAAAAAATGTTTTTAGTCGCTTTATATAAAGTCATAGCTTACCTCCTATACGACCGTTCCAGTCACTTTGACAACGGCCTTTTTGTTGTCGTCTAGAATGTAAGTACCACCTTTAGCAGCCGCCTGTAATTGCACTCCGTCAAAGTTTGTGGATTCAATGGTACGAGCTGTTGAGATACCTACAAATGGGATAACAATGCCATCTGGTGAAAACACTGCTAAGACACCAGTGTCAAAGTATTGTGCCGGTGTCTCCACCAACGCAAAGCCTTTGTAACGTGCAAGACCATTATTATCAATAGAGACACTAGAGCCTTTAGCAGATGTGTTTGCTGTCATATCAATAATGGCATTGTACAATTCTGGGCGTAAGTAAATGGTAACTGGTGCCGTTACTTCTTGGTTGATGTAATAAGCATTGACCTTGTTAAACAAAGCCTTTACCTTTTCTTCTGTGAAATCAGCAAGCGCCTCTGTCTGACCTGCATTATCTGACATAAATTTACCAATACGCTTGTTCATTTGGCGTGTCTGTGCCTCTGATTGCAATTTCAATCGGTCAGCGATAGCAGCATTTAGGTCATTGTTCACAGTGTAACGATCAAGACCTTCGTGGATCGTTAGTGTGTAACCATAATCGACATCTGTATTTTCGTACTTGATTTCTGTAAGATTTCCAAATCGTGATTTCTGTCCTGTACCATCACCAAAGCCCCCGTCATTAGCTCCTGTTTTGTACTCACCAATAACAACAGGTGTATTATTAGTTTTCACTGAAAAAGCTTTAGCATTTTCTTGTACTCCATCCAAAATTTGGATTGATGATAAAGCTCCTGTAAAGGCTGCACGGACTCCGAAAACAGTTTGCAAGATACCCGCATATTGTTTTTCATAACGGCGAGTTGCAAGATTTTGATTAGGCATAGTCTAATCTCCTTTCATTTATTTACCGTAACCATCAATAACAGCTTGGAATGGATCAACTTTGCCTGCTCCATTCGCTGCTGGATTTCCTTGTGGCAAGATATTAGGATTAGGTTTTCCGCTGTCTTCTGCTTCAAAAAGATAAGGGTCACTTTCTTTAAGCCCATTGATGACATCATCAATTTTAGGTTTACCATTGTCATCAAGTTCAATAGCATCCACATCAATAAACTTCATCAACGCTGCTGGATTGTGCGCCTTAGTATCTTTCAAAGCAAGATTGATAGCGTTCACCTTGTTTGTTTTGGCCAGCTCAGCTTCTGCATCCGCTTTGTATTTGTCATATTCAGCTTGCAACTTCTCAAGAGCTTCTTTCTGTTCAGCACTTGTATTTGCATCTGCTTTCATATTTTTAAGTTGTGCTTCTGCATTCTGCAACTGGTCTTTCAGACTATCTCGCTCTTTGGTGATAGTTTCCAAGGCTGATTTGTCCTCGTTGAGCTCTTTTCCTCGCAAGGCAAAGACATTTTTGGCCTGTTCTTCTGTCAATCCAAGTTTGAGTAGTTCTTCTGTCGTAAATGCCATTTATACCCTCCTAGTTCTTTTTTAGGTGGATAACTCCCACCTCAAGCAAAATATTATTTACTTTCTCAATATACCTTTGATTAGATGGGATTTTTTACGGTTTTAGGCAAACAAAAAAGCGCTGCACATGGCAGCGCTAGATTATGTGTATAACTTCCCTCTGCTGTAATCTCTATGCAGAAAATCATAGCCATCAACAAGGTTTCTGATTTTGCTTTGATACATTCTAACCTTGAGTTTTTCAGTTTGTATCAGTTCATCATCTTTCATAGTATTTGCATAGTGCAAGCGCTCTTTATGATGCCTGATAGTCCTTTCAAGCGCCCTTTGTTTAGCCTCTATGCGTGCATTCTCCTCTGCCTGTTCTGGCGTGAGGTCTTTCAGATAATCTGGCAAGTCTGGTATTTCATTCACTCCCACGACAAAAGGAGTCAAATAGTGACCACAATGGACACCAAGACATCCACCAGCTGATCCATAATCATAATCGTACAAAGAATATACCTTAGTACCATTGATTACTCTAGTTTCTCCAAATGTGACTATCTTGCCTTGAATTGGACTACAAGCTGGACGTGCTGTCCTCTTTATTGAGTAATAAAAGGTATCTATCCCCATTTCCTCTGCAGGAGCCGTGCGCATCTTATTAAAGACTTTGTACGTCGTGCTCTTGATAATCGTCCTAGCATAGACATCAGCCCTCCATTCACGACCTGCGCTATCTGTAAAACCAGTAAATCCCTTTTTCTGCCAGTTCATAATAGTTTCATGAATTGCTTTGTCTGCTGTTTTTGTTCCTGCGACTACCTCAGCGACAGATTGCTCAACTATAGATTTATAGACTGCTTGAATGCTTTCTGGCAAAGTCGTATTGATCAGATTAAGGTCACTGACTGCTTGGGCTGTATAGGCTTCTAAAGCATCTGTGACACCGTTTCTAGCTATCCCGCTATGCCCACGCCCCAAATCTTCTTCAAGTTGCTGCTTCGTATCCTTATAGACCTTTAACCCCTCATTCTCGATTACTTCCCTTAGCAAATCCTCTGCAATACCTGTGCGCTCAACAATGATCTTAAGATTACCCTCATTCAACACGTGCATATCATTCAGCTTTTCAAGTTGCCACACATACGGATTTTCTTGTAAATCAGCAGCCCCTCGCTCTTTAAGTCGCTTTATCATGCTATCAAATAGCTCAATCTGCATTTTAGCGTAGATATCGCTCACGCCCTGCATTTGCAAAGAGAATTGCTGATCATTAAGTGTTATCGGCCTTTTGTTCTTCTCCATCTTCTACCCTCTTATGGTTGTTATACAGCGCTAGTTCAGCATCATTCTCTGGCGGTAATTCACCGTTGATTTCAGCGAGTTCTTTTGCCGCTTCATCTTCTGTGATGTTGAGGGTTTTAGCAATACCCCGCTTCTGTGTGGCAAATCCAGCCGCTACCATCTTCATCCAGTAATCAAGCTCAGCGTGACGATCGGTAAAGACCCCATCATCCAGATTGACCGAGATATCATCAAGTTCTGGAATGTTCCCCTTGTACAGACCAACTGCCTTACCAAGTTCACACATAGATACACAAAGCTCTTTAATAGACTGCTCAACAAGTGCAACAATGCTGTTGCGCATTTGATAAGTATCTGAGTTCTCGCTGACAATCTCGGTCGCTGTCTTGACTCCCTGACCGTCAAACGTAAACATGCCACTAGATACACCAATTTGCATTTCAAAAAGCTTTAGTCCCTCTGAAATAGCAGAAATGTAATCAGATGACCTAATAGGCGTTGTGAGGTCAACAATATTGCCGCTATCCATGTTACCAGCTCCTACTTGCATATACACATTTTGTTCAACATCAAAACGGCGTTTGAAAGTGATATTACCGTGGGTATCTTGCACTTTGAGTTGCGTTAGCTGCTCTGGTACAATCACGCGCCTTTGCCCCATCTTTATCTCCCACATAAATTCATCATAAGTGCGATTGATAAAGTCAATAGTTGTTTTAGCATTGTCAAAGATAGATAATCCAAGAGGTGAGTTGATATCTTTATTATTCATACCCGGTGTTTTCAGATAAGTAAACAACGGGCGTGATAAGTCTTTCAATACAGTTACAGGTTCTAGGTCTGGATAAAGTTCTTGCAAATTCACACGCTGCCCCAAAGCGCTATCTGTATTTGATTTGTACAGTTCATTAGTGATACGGTACAGATGCTTGTCTTTTGTACTGCCGTACTCACTGCCATCACTTGTCACCCACTCATGAAATTCAACAAGTGTGTAATATACATTTGTTTTGCCCTCTGATTTGATTGTTTTAGTTAGGATAGCAGCGCTCGATACATCCTGTGTATTGCTTTGTAACGGCAAGAATACAGGCGCTTGAATAAATGCCACTCTAACCTTATCTCCGTCAATGTAAGGCCTCATAGCAAGCCCACCAAGCGCCAGAGCGCTTTCTAAGTACCTTTCGAAGTTCTTGTTAAAGCGGTCATTAGCCAGCATATCATTCAAGAACTTGTTCAGCGTTTCATCTTTTGCTGAAATTTCTGCTTGTTCGTTGTAAACAAGGCTAGCAATCTTTTTGGCTGCTGTGCGTGCGATCGGTAAGTGTTGCACCTTGCGGCGTTTTCTGTCACCATCCGTATTTATGTACTCAATATCTTCAAATTTAGATTGATAGTAAGTCAGATTATGCTGAATACGGCGAAATTCCTCTTTGGTTACAGCGATTTTTGGATGATCAAGAATGCTGCTTAGATTTGCTGTTGTCATGTTATACCTCCCACGGTTAAAAAAGTCTTTTATCTTCTGAAATAGGCTCATGTCTGCCCTCCTTATGTGTTACCCACACGCAAACCAAGTATTTTTGCATTGTCCAACACAAAATACTGTGATGTATCGCATGTGTGGTCATCTTCTTTGATGACATTAGGGTTATCTGATTTGATTGTCTTTTCATCCCATCTGTACATCTTGTGTTCTTCAACAAATATCTTGTTATTTTCTGTATTGAGATAGTAAAAGCGACCTTGTGCAAGCAAAGATTGAAAACTGTCAATCATCGTCACTTTTTTTAGCTTGGCTACTGGATGCCATCTCAGGCCGAAATCAAGAAACATCTGATTTCTAAGCGCACCCTCTGCGCTATCTATGGTGTACTGCAGAGCTGGCACTCTATATTGCGAGATAACAGCCTGTATAAACGCATAGATTTCTTGAGATAACTGACTAGGTGCTTTCTTGACCACTTGGCCAGCTGGTGAATAATACCAGGTATCAAGTAGGATTACTTTCCCCTTTGCTGTGATACCAAAAGCGCAGCAAGCAGTAGCTGATTGTTGGTGTCCACCATCCAGAGCAAATGAAATACCAATAAGCCTATCATCACTTGGCAAAGTATCTAGCGGATGAAAGGTACTCATGTTATAAACGTTGTTACCGAGTCCGACTGCCTCGCCTAAATACAAGTATCTGTAATAGTCGTAATCATTTTCTTTGATACGTTCTATATCTTCTAGCATCTGCTCAGTGACAAAACCCAACTCATCATCAAGATAAGTGCTTGAGTGTGCTAGATAATTCTTATTAGTCTTGATACTCTCAAACCACTCATTGATCCAGCTATAGGGGTTTCTAGGTGGGTTATAAGACCAAAAGAATTGTACAAATTTAGCGCGTGGGTGTTTTTGGCGCATAAAGGTTACGTTAGATTGATCAAAATCCTCTTGACTCCCAAACTCTGCAGCTTCTTCATACCAGACCGCTATAATGTTCCCGATGTCATTTGACTTGAGCTTTTGAAAATCGTCTTGGCCGTAAAAGTAAAATGTTGAGCCTGTCTTTTTGTGAATGATTTGGAAAGGGCTTATTGTCTTTTTGAACCTATTAGCAACACCAAACAAATTCAAAGCCCAAAAAATCTTATTGAAAACACTATCTCTAATAGTATTTGCAACTTTACGAATAACTACTACATTTGCCGTTTCTCCCATTTTGATATAACGCAGCATCATGTAAGCTAGTTTCAGTGCAATTACAGACGATTTAAAAGAGTTACGTCCACCTTTCAACACATTATATGGTAATTTAGATACCCAAACGCTCTTAAAATGGGGATTGACATTTTTTTGAATATCAATTATCCTCATCGTCACCCTCCCAGCTATCAATAATTGTGATGGTGTCATCTTCCATCTGTGTATCTGTCAACTGTGATTTTAATTTCTCAATCTCAAGCTCTAGTTTTTCGGATTGCTTAGCTGTTGGATATCGTTTTAAGATTTCAGTAATAGCCTTGATTACCGTGGCATTATCTGCTTTTTTGGTGTGTCTTTCTACTTTACCTGTCGTTGGATTAAGTATCAAAACCTCCTCATCTCGTTTACCTCTAGCAATTTCAGAAAGGATATAGAGCGCCTCTGCAGCATCCATGATATTTTGCTCATGCAGCTCTTGCATCTGCTTGTTTATGTACTCTTTTATCCCAACATTTCCCAACAGCTCAGTAATACGGTTATTAGCGTAACTCTCACTATAACCAGCTTTAATTGCTGATTGGTAACCGTTCCCCGTCTTTATGTACTCATCTGCAAAGCGCCTTTGTCTTTCATTCATTCTCTACCTCCTTTCCAACAAAAAAATCACAAGTATATTACTCATGATTTCATTTTATATGTGTAGAAAGGGGGTGTTTTACTGTTGTTTTTGATTTAGAGCACAAAAAAGCCCCAATTAAGGGGCTGAGATGTAACGTAGTAGCCCGGATTCGAACCGGAATCTCCTCCATCAAGGCGTAATCCCTATATACTACTCCCTACGTTTCTTAGTGTGATTATACCACTCTTTTATGACTTTTTCAACAAGCTTATGCTCTTTCGGAGTCAAATTACTTGCCCCTTTTTTGCTTTTCTCATACTCTGCATGATTATAACCATGATGAGCATGTGGTTTCATCCCTTTATGTACATGATCTAAGTCAATTTGCTTATTACGCTTATTTTTTGTATCAAAATAGACAATACTCTTGGGTGCGTTTTTATTCTTGTCAATAAGTGCGTAAACCCTACCTTTTGTCATTGTTTCCATTGGAGTCTTTTGTGACCCGTGCCCATTTTGAGTAACAAACTTTATATTTCCTGCTTTATGTACAGTTTTGTATTCTGTACCATACTTTTTGCCTTTATGGCTCATTCCAGAGCTTGCCCCTCTACCTCCCATTTGTCCATCCTTTCAATCGTGTCATTACCAAAATAAACAACTTCGATACCTTTATAATCGTATTCAATCGCACCACCATATACCAAAATTCGGCTTGGTTGTAATCTATCAATCATGGCATCCATGCCATTCTGCCATATCTTAATACGCTGCTGACTTTTCTTAACTCCTATCGTACTAATTGCAACAGTGCTTTTTGTAGGTATCCCGTCAAAACAAAAATCATAGCTATCGGCGTCCGCCCAGGACACCGTTGGTATAACCGTATAACCCCAATTCTGCATCATTTGACCTATCAATCTTGAGCGGTAAGTATTCCAAAGTTGCATAGCTATTGGCATGTCTGTATATAGGCTAAAATCTGGAGTAAGCACACAATCAAAATCAGCTAGTTTCTCTATATAAAAATCTGGGCGTTTCCACATTCTTTCAAACTGATAATCATCTAGGAAAAAATGCACTCCTGCTGAATAGTCAGGTTTATTCAAAACATAGTTAAACCCTTGTAACTTTTTAGGGACATGATCAACTGGCTCAAGTGTTGGTAAGTTATATTTTCCATCTGTGCGCGTGGTATCATAATCCAACAAATTGTATTGGTTAATAGTGTTTTGTCTGTGATACGGTTTTTGATTATCCATATTTACCTCATTTCAAAAAAGCCCATATATCTTGATTATAGATACATAGACTAGGGGATTTTTACGGTTATTTAATTAGAGGGAGATATTTGTAAGTGGCGTAGAAATAGCTATCGAACCATTTATTCAGATGGTTGTAAGCTGGGCTGGGACTTAAATAGAGGATGTTTTGACACGCGCCAATCACATTGAGATTTTCATAGACGTAAACCTCTTTGATGGTTTTTAAAATATTTTCATCTGATTTTTCTACGAATTCTGTTGTGACAGTTTTTAGATTGACTAAAAATATCGCTTTGCCCAGATTATTATCTAAAAAACTTTTATGAATTTTCTGCTCAAGAATTGTTTTTTTAGGATTTTCTTTGTCTCTAAGAAAATACCATTTAAGCCAGATTATCTCTCTGCGATGTATGACAGACAGTCTCTCTATTTTCTTTTTAGTCATTATGTTTGCCTCATCTATCTATCACGACATATCCGATAATTAACGCCCTCTGAATTAAATCTGGATCATCCATCAGCTCTCTTATTTCTGGATCAAAAAGCGCTTGGCGTTGATACTCCAAATAATCTGCTTGCTTCTTTGATAATTCAATCATCTATTTACCTCCAAATTTACTGCTAATCCAGCTCAAAATAACTTTTTAACTCCCCTTTAAGTTGATCGAAGGTATCACACCGTTCAATCATATCGACAATATCCTGTAGCGTATCTTCTTTGTTTAATGTGTTCTCCGATACTGCATCAGCTACCCATTTTGGATGTGTACCAGCGTAAGAAAACTGATCTTGAGGCAATAGTTCAAGCAATGCCTCATATCGCTCTTCAAGAGCAATCAGCGCACCAAATGTATCAATGTAATCAGTATCTGATTTCTTATTTTCAAAGACTTCTGGCTGATTTTGTTTCACAATTTCAGCGTAAATAGCAGACCATTCTTTTACTGAAAAACGTGTTTTTTCAACCAATGCACCGTATTCGATTTCCTTTCCATCGACTGTCACTTTATAATTCATTTTTTCTTCTCCTTATTTGTTATAAAAAGTCACATTATTTGTCCATCTACCACTTTCACTTTTGCGTAATTAAAAGTGAAAGTTGTCCCAAAGACATCCTTAAATAAATAAACTAGCTAACCATATCAAAAATGAGCAAGTTATGATTTTTGAAATACCGCTTTTTACAGAATATGAATAATCTTCATAAGATTCTTTTTTGCTAGATAATACAGGGAAAATGAAAGATAGTAGCGCATCCATTCCTAACGCTTGCCAAACTGAAATTTTTCCAACCGGGACAATTGTTGTCACGACCTCATTCCAGCCAAATTGCACTACAAACGGTGAGGCAATGATTACAAATAGCGCCCCAATGATAATACATGTTTTTTTAGTTTTCATTTTTCTTCTCCTCAAAATAACTATAAAATTTGCTTAAATCAATAATAGCAACCTCTTCAACAGAATGCTTTTCAATGTCAAAGTTTGGATCATTCTTCCCAAACTCTTTTTCTATAGCTTTTTCAGCCAATGATGGCAAACTGAATATACTTGCTCCGTTTTTTAAGGCAAGCGCTTGACCGTGTTTATTTACTATTCGATAACCCACATCAAACGGTCTGATTTTCGTTGGGATTTTTATGCGCTTGTTTTCATTTTTTATTGCTTGTTCAATCGTTTGTGTCATTACTTCACCTCATTAACTTTCTAATGCACAAAAATGAAAAATTTATCTACTCCTTTAGTTCTTGTCAACTTCTACAACCTCAAATTGTACACACTTAATAACTTTAGGATTTAATAGAATACTTCTATCTTCCCCTAAAATAACCACATGCCCATTATTCATTTGAGATATAATTGCATCTCTAATTTTTCCTAGTTTAGTATCATCTTGGTAAAGGGCATGCGCTTTAAAACTATCGCATTTTATATTAACTTCAATCACTTTAAACCTCCTCTATATCAAACTCTAATCTATAATGCCCTTTCTCCTCACTCAAGCCACCATAAACAAACGATAACTTTTTGATAACCTTATGATTATCATCTGTCCAAATACCTGCATCAGTCATGCCATCAATGATAGCCTTGACTGTCGGATAAAGATTGGGCGGATCTAGTTTAGATTTAGTAGGGCTGTAAATTGTAATTGTAACCTCACAAGGGTTAGAGGGGCTAAAAGCAGCCCTCCCTTTATCCTTGTTCATCAATGTATGCCAATAAGCAAAAGCTCTAATGCGCTTAGTAACCTTGGCTTTATCTGTCTGATGTTGCCTGTCATTACTATTGATAACCATGTTCAGAGCTTTGTTTTTGGTGTTTCTAGGCAAAGAAAATTCAAACTTCATTTCATGCCTACTTTTTATTTGTAACTGTAAATGGCACAATGCTTTCTGGCATGTAATTGACTTCATACTTGTACTGATTTACCTCAGCCCCCTCAAGATCTTCTACAACATACATATTCCATCCTGTAAGATTTACCATGTGCTTTTTATACACGCCTTTTGCAGTTTCGACTAATATTTCAAGTCGTTTTCCATCGTTGGCCTCAGTTTCTACAGAAATTCGACCAATAACTTCAAATTCGATTTTATCTGTTCTAGTGTTGATTACGGCAACTCGCCGAATAACATTAAAATTATCAGCTTCTTGACTGATATTGTACGATACTTTTTTACTTTCTCGGCAAGCTGCCAATCCAAGCAAGGTCATTGATACAAGAATGCATGCAATCAATTTTTTCAATTTCATTTTAATTTCCTCTCTGTTTTAAATACTCTGGTATATCATCGCCAATCTCAAGACTATCATATTGAGATTTTGTGACCAAAAACTTCCCGTAAGCTCCTGCAGTTACGGTGTAATGGCCGGATATAATCTGTTTGTCAGTTATTTTTCCATACATCATTCCCCCAGCGTTATCTACCTGATGAATGATAACAGATTTTCTCTGTTTTAATTCATCGACCTGTTTTTCTAGCGCCGAGATTTTTTCTCTGTAATGATCTCTCGATACTGCTATCCCAAAATTAAATACAGCTATTGCCAAGAAAAATATCGCTAAGCAAAGGCTAATCAATTGCTTTTTGATCATCTTAACCTCCAGATAGTAATTTATAGACCGTTTGCAACAACCCAAACGCATAGATATACAGCACGAACCATAAAACTTTATCGAATGTATTTTCTTTAAAGCTATTTCTTCCAGCGATTGCAATCAGCAATGCCAATAAAAGGCACGCTGATACAATCATAAATTTATAAAATCCAATCATACTTTTTTCTCAACCTTTAACCAGGCACTTTTTGCAATGTGCTTTATGCCAAAACTGTGATATTTTCTTGGTCTGCTAGTCTTTCTTTTAAATAGGCTGCAATGTTTTCGACCGCATCAGCTACCCAACGTTTACCATCTGCCTCAAATAAAGCCATATTTGCTTGTTTATCAATCCTAAAGACAAATAGGCTTGCCGGTTGTTCGACTTCACCAAAAGTACGATATGGGCGCAATGTAACTGGATTAGGTGCTTTGCCTTTAGCGAGACTAGCTACCCCTGTTTTAACGGTTGCCAATTGAGAGACTCCGTTGTCTTCAATTTCAGCTCCATTCTCAATTTTTAGTGCGCTAGCAAACTCTAATAATGCGCTACGGTCAGTGTCATCAATAAAGTTTGATTGCAACATGATATTGAACTGTTCCGATGATAGGAAACGGCCAAAAGAAAGCTCTGGGATGCGTGCCTTAACATCAACAAGTAATGTACGATGCTCACGTTCATCATTTTCAGACCAAACACACACCTCATCATTTTTCTCAACAGCGACAATCAAGCGTTGTTTTTTCAAATTGTTGAGGTCTGTTTTGAGATAGTCAACAAGACTTGTTAAAGTTGATAGCTCCAAAGTTTTAGGATATCGTTTAGGATCAAGTTCTTTGAGGTTGAATTTGTTAGCATCATAGTACTCTGTACCATCTACTGCTGTTAAAATTTCCAAACCACGCTTATTTAGTTCTACTGCGTATTCCAATGCTGCTTTAAGGTTTTCTGTTGTCATATTAGTTACCTGCTTTCTTCTTGTTAAAATCAATAATATCTGGTTTTGTTTCTGCTTGCTGTTGTTCCACTTCCTCTACTGGTTGTCCAATATCGGTTCGTAATTGGGCATCATCATCAAAATACATCTGACCTGGCACACTACTTCTAAGTTCGTTTGCATGCACCATACCTGTATCATAGTCACGGCCAACAAGAATAGTTGTAGCTACCGCATTCTGAGGTGCTAGCTTAGCTTTTACATCCATGATAGTATCAACTACTGTACGCTCATCATTAGATGACATTTTCAGCGTAATTGTGATAGTCCGTTTTGCTTTCGCATCTGTATTTAGGTCTAGGATGTTATCAAAAACTTTCTCAAGTTCATGATCCAATTTTTCCTGTAACCCACCCTCTGCGATATGTGATAGGTCTAAGCCTATTAGTTTTTTAGTCATTTTCTCCTCCTATTTCAATAAACTTTGCAGCTGTTTCAATTTTGATTGATCCTCAAGCAAAGACTGGTAGGCTTCTTGCTTGATTAGAATGTAACCAGTTAAATCACGGCCAGTAATCGCATCATCATCTGTCAGTAATTCTAATTGCTCGGATGTATCTTCTTCTGCATCAGAAACAATCCCTTTTTTCTTTTTAGTGAAAGTATTAGTAATTACAACGATATCAGCTTCATCGCTCAAAAATGCTGATACTTGGCATTTTAGAATTTCTGCAAAAGCATCAATCTCAACTGTGGTAGGATCGGCGACATTACGCTCAATATCGCTGACTCTGTTTTGAGAAACATCCAACTTAGGGGCAAGGTCATACTGTGTAAGACCTGCCTCTTTGCGGATAGCTCTTAATTTAGCGCCATCAAATACTTTCATTTAAAAGCCTCCTGGCCTGTTTCATAAAATTTGTTTTTGATAACATGCTGCGCAATCTTAATTTGAGTGTCAGGCTTTTGATAATAGGCAACCTGTCGTTTGTATTTACAAACAGCCTTTTTCGCAAAAGTTGTGACAATGCCTGACCATGTTGTCGTGAGAATAGCAGTTAAAATTAGAATAAGTTCAAATTGTGTCATGTTGTTTCTCCTTTTCAAATTGATTTTGTACAGTTTTAAATATTTCAAAAAGTAGCTTTTGAGGAATATTTGACCGTTCATTATAAGATTTTGTGAAGTTGGTCAGAGTTGTTTTAGCAGGTTTAATATCTGACTTTAATCCAAGAAAGATATTTCCTGCAAATTTTGTAGGTTTCTGTAATGGATAATCATAATTGTTGTATCTAGTTAGATTAAAGTATGGTATTGAAAAACCTAAAATATTTTGAATGTACTCCCAAATTTTACTGGTTGCTGGATTTTCTATGATCCAGTATTGAGGTTCATATCTCTTAATAATTTGAATTGTATTGAATGCTGTAAGCTCTCCATTTATACGTTTCATATGTAATTTTTCAAAATCATAATGATTATAAGCATCTATGAAATCCTGTTTTGGTCTAATAGTAAAGGGACTAGGCTTTTTTTGAGGGATAAATAAGCTGTCAGATAGATCTTCACGTTTCCAATACGCAGTGCCATTTGCCATAGCGCAAGCCCCTGACCAACTTTCACAAGGAGGACTGGCAATAATCAAATCTGGATGTGGTAAAGCATCGAGATTATCAAACAATTTATTATCTCCAAAAACCCTTGAATAATCAGCAAGATTGAGGGGGATAAAGTGGTTGTTCTTATTTTCTATGTCTAATCCCATTGGATAGACTTCAATATCTGCCTCCCCTGAACTATTAAGAGTATTGATAGCCTTAGTATACGATCCATTGCCGCTGTCAAATAACGCCCATACTATCATTTTCTTCTTCATAATGCTCCTTAAAATGGCAGATCATCATCACTGATACCCAAAGGATTTGATGACCTACCAAATGGATTGTTATCACGGGTGAAATCAGGCACTGGATTTGTTGTATTCCCCTCGAAAAAGCTACCTTGTTGTCCGTAACTATTTCCATTTTGGAAATTGTTCCCTTGGTTGTTTCCATTCTGGAAATTACCACCTTGATTACCGCGGCCTTGTTGCTGATAACCGCCGTGATTATCTTGATGACCTTGATTATTTTGCTGACTGCTGCGACTTTCTAGCAATTGGAAATTACTAGCAATAACTTCTGTGACATAGATACGCTGACCTTGTTGGTTGTCGTAGTTACGAGTTTGGATTGCACCTGTAACGCCAATCAACGAGCCTTTTTTAGCCCAATTAACAAGATTCTCTGCTGGCTGTCTCCAAATCACACATTGGATAAAATCAGCTTCACGTTCTCCTGCTTCATTCTTAAATGGACGGTTAACAGCAAGAGTAAATGTAGCAACAGCTATATTTGAATTGGTATATCTAAGCTCTGCATCTCTTGTCATTCTGCCGACCAACACAACGTTATTTATCATTTTTTATCTCCTCTACCTCAATTACAAGTATCGATCTATCTCCAGAGCAGAATGAACTCATAAATCTATAGAAATTTACAGCTGCCATATATTTATTTTGTGCCTCTGTTTCATACCCGACATCTATAGTATGGTCTGGTGATAAAGTGTGTTTAGTAGCTTGGCCAGATACATAATAAGTCTTACGTTCATTTTCCATCTTCCAGATCCTCCTGTTTAACAAACACCCCATCAACCATCTTACCTGTACGGTCTTTGATTTCATCCCAAGCCACTTGTAAGCACGTTTCAAGATCTGTTCCCTCATTGATAGCAATCTTGGCAAGTATGCCTGTCAAATTTCGGATATGAAATTGAATTTGTGTGCTTGTATTGATGAGGCCAGTATTAAAAATCAAATCAATCATCCGATGAGCGATTAGGCCAATTTCTTTCCCACCGTACAACAGTAGATAATCAGTTTCCACATCATTAGCTTTGTATAATACTTTGCTGTGCTGAGTGGGATCAATTAGCTGTTCAATTCTTTCAAATTTCATTTGTTGGGATAGGATGGTCAAAACGACCATCACATCACCGATACTATCAATAAGTTTTACCTTGTCTGATTTTGCTTTTCCTGCATTCAACTCACCCCACTCTTCGTTGAGTTTTTGCATTTGTTTAATTGGTTCAGCTTTATCTAGACCTTTAGCAGCAGACCACCCTTGTACATTCTCAATTAAATTAGTCAAAGACATTTGAGACACCTCCTGTTAGTTCTTCTTGTGTTTTACCGTTGTACACTGTTTCAAAAGCTACCTGATTAGTTAACAGCCATTCTTTGAATAGTTTAGCTTGTGGATTTCCCCCTGGGAAAGTCAATCGTAAGTCATAGCTTACTGGCTCGCTAGACTCAAATTGGGGCGTTTCTGGCTCGTTTCCTGAGATAGGCTGGATATCAGATTCATCTTCCAAGATTTCGCCTGTTTCAGCATCAATGGCCTTGATATTCGCATTGGCGTTTTCTCTGGCCATACGCTCAATTTCTGCTTTACGTTCTGCCTCTGCTTGAGCTTGCGCCTCCTGTTGCTCTTTGCGTAAAATTTCAGCATCTCGATCAGTTTTCATCATCTTGAAAACATCGACAAGGCTCTTACCAGCTTCAAGATGTCTGATATAACTATCAGCTGGCAAATCGTACTCTTGAGCTAGTTCTTGAATGGCTTGCTTGTTGGCCTTGTATTCTTCCAGGGCATCAAATTCTGAGAGTACTAAGGCATCCATTTCATCAAGCGTTGATTTCTTGAGTTCGAATTTACCAGATTTGAAATATTTTTTAAGGCTGTATTCATCATAGCGATCTTCAAATGTGGATTTTTCAAGACCTGCTACCATACATTTATCTTCAAAAGCAGCACGTACGATATCCACGCGCAGCAACCGCTCATGTTCATCAATGGCATCTCGCCCATCACGCAGCTTATCAATCAGTTCTTCTAGCGGTTTTAAAGACTTATCAAAACGATTTTTAAAATCATCTAACGGTTGCTTGAAATTACTTGAAATTTCTTTACGTCGCGTTTCCAAGCTGTCATATAAGCCTTTGTAAATTGTGATGTTTTCCTTGATTGTGCTGTAATTTTCAGAACTCATTTCAAATTCAGAAAATGTAGATAACGCCTTTTGAATTTCTTTATCAAAAACATCAAAATCAAACTCAATTTTTGCTGGTGTTAGAATCGGCATCATATTTTGTAAAGTGTTATTTGTTACATCTTTCATCATGTGTTACTCCTAGTCTGTGTAAATTTTAATTTTTCCGTATTGTGTAGAATAGCCAAAACATAAATTGCCATTATCACAAATTAGAGCTAACTCTTTTGTAGTCAAATTAGGAATATTCTTATAAACTTCATAAAGTGAATGCGCATAGCCTCCACCTGCGTCACCATATACAACATCAACACTTTCTTGTTCTTTTTCGCTCATTTGGTCATATTCCCATTTGTATTTGATGTTGTACTTTTCTTTTAGCTCTGCCAGAGCAGCTAAATTAGATTGTCTTTTTTGGATCTCATTTTCTGTAAAAGCCCATTGTGAGTAAATTGTGTTTTCTGTCATGTTTTATGCCCCCTGTGTGCGAATGCTTTTTGAATTAGTCACATCTTTCATTTTCTAATCCTCCAATCCTAAAAATCTCAGGAAATCAGCTTTTGCACTGCGTTCTACTGGCTCTGGTGCATCTGATCCATCTAGCATTTTGATTTCATGTGTTGCTTCGACAACAACGATATGACAGCCAAATGCCTCTGCTAATGTGTCTATCTGCTCTTTCTGTCTTTCGTAAGGATCATATTCCAAAATTAAAGCATCTTGCATGCTACTACATAAACCGACTTTATAAGCCAAGCGTTTTTTGTGATTCTCATACTCTGATATAAAGTGACCATTTTCTTTGTCTTGAAAAGCAATAAATTTTTTAGTTTGTTTCATGTTGTTTCCTCTTTCTGTTTTTACAAATTATTAAAATCTTGTCCTTGAGCTTTAGCTATCTGACCATTGAGATAGCTCATAACTGTCTCAAAATGTAATTCTGGGATGTCGTGAAAGTCACGAATTTTGAAATACTGCAGCACATGGTTAGCAACCTGATCAAAACTAGCATTTTTAAGTTGTGCCCACGTTCGGATTTTTCCGCATACTGCCTTGTATTGTTCAGTATTGATTAAATCTGGTTGATTAGCACTGCTATCTTGTGATCGTTGGTGATTTGATTGTGCATCCTGTTGCTGATTTTCCTCGGCTGGATACTCATCAATATCTTTTTCTCCGATAGCAAATAGACCTTGTAAGGCGTATTTCCTAGCATATGAACTAACCGCACCTGTCCACTGTGGCTCCTGCATCTGCTTAATCTGACCTTTTTGTGTATTGAATACTGGTACTGGACTCATTTCAGCGTATGCTGTTGATTGGTATTTCTCGTTTCTTTCATCATTGAAAGCTACGGCTGTTGCTCTTACAAAGATTTTTCCAACAAGCTCAATGAGTTCATCCGTCACAATTACAGACCAATCACTTTTCAACTCTTTGAAAGTTGTATAGATATCCTCGGCATTTCTAAATGCGTACTTTACATCTTTTGATTTCTTTTTTTCCAGTTGCATTTTTTGTTGCAATTCCGGAAATGTTAAAGCTGCCATATCATTCTCCTAACCCCTCTAAGGACTCTACGAATTCCACATAAGCCTTATAGAAATCCCCAGATTTTCCGCTATCTCTATAAGCTTTGTCAATCAGTTCTTGACCCGTTCCGTAGAAACAACCTACTCTCCACATTTTATTAGATTTTGTGTAAGTAAAATGCCGTCCGCTTGACCAATGGTTTTTAAATACGATAACATCCCCAAGATCCGATACTTTGGCATCGCCCGATAC